GCATTTGGATCGTTTTGGAGCCAAGTCCAACCCCAGCGTATTGCTAGATACTCTAATGTACGATCAAACTTGCTTACTGCCCATATTGCCATTTTTGTATCTTTGAACCAGAACAAAAACGCCGCACCTAGTAATGACCCTGCAATACTAGTGTAGATCCAAAGACGGTCTCCCGCCATCTGTTGTATCATTTCCCACATAATAACCCCTATGTTTTACTATGTGTATTTATTTAGATTCTGGAGTTTTTTCTTCTGGCTTTACTGCTTCTTCGTAGTAAAGAATGATTTGCTTTTGCTGTTCTATATACCTACGTAGTTCAGCAAAGTTTAAAGAAAGGTTTTCGTAGTCTTTTACAGAGATCGCAATGTAAGCATCGCCGCCATTTTTTGCTTCAAAGTCTTTTATAAACTCATCGTAATTCTCTTTTGAAACCACATAGATTTTAACATCGTTCAATTGAACGCCTTTAGGGTGAGCAACTATTGGTACAGTGGTTTTTACTGTATTAGTTACTGTTACTATCTGTGGTTCCGGAGTCAGTAGGCTGCACCCCTGTAGAAGGAGCAGTGATAGACTCAAGATCATCCCATAGTTTATCAGTCGCATTTTGCATTCTCTTTTGTATCAAACCTGGCTTTTTATTAGCCAAGTGTGTAAGGTTATGTTTTTGCAGAGTAGAACGAAGTTCATCTCCGTACTGCTCTGCTTTTTGTAGGTCAGCACTTAACTGACTGTTTAGTTCTCCAAGTCTTGCAGATTCTGCTCTTTCAAGTTTAAGACTTTGTTCGCTAGTTTGTACAGCGATTTCCATCTTTGCAACATTTGCTCTAGCAGTATCTAAATCGCTTTGTAATTTCTTAACATACATGTAGCCGCCACCTGCGGCAGCAAGTAGTGTTAAAACAATAGCAATTCTTATTGAACTAAACATACTAATAGTTATCCCAATAGTTCGCCAAGTGTTGCAGGTCCGGCAATACCGTCTGCTACAAGCCCATTTGCGGCTTGCCATTCTTTTAATGCTCTTTCTGTACCAGGGCCAAAGTCGCCATCTGCACTAATACCAAGTGCTTCTTGCATTAATTTAACACCTTCGCCTTTTGCACCTTTGCGTAACACACCAATATCATCAAGATCAAATGAATCATCTTCATCGTCTGATTCATGCAAGTCGTCGTGCATTTCTCCCATTGCAGCAAGTGCAACTTTCCAATGATGTATGCGATCTTCTAGTCCAATGTATCCGCCATTGATGCGTTTGGTCATTGTTTTAATATCGCTACTGTCTGCATAACGGTTTAGTCCATTTTTATTCCAGAACCAAATAGCACTCATTAGTGCAATTTTCTTATCATCTGAAACTTGATCTGGATCATCAACTGCATCTACATCCATATCTTCTGAGAAAGCAGTGTAGTTTGCCTTACCAGTTAGCTGAATAGGACCACGGCCGCGATAGCGCCAACCATCCCCACTGTCAGTGTCACCATTATCCATCCTATTAGCATACACGACATTTGCAATTTTTTCTGGTTGTCTAGCATATTCTTCTGCGTCCCTTCCTGCACGTACAAAGTACTTGCCAAAAACTGCGTCAAGTGCTTTTGCACTATAATTTAAATTTTCAGAGAATGTTCTCCATCCACCTGATTCATGCCCGCACTGCGCAATAAATGCAGCAATTCGCTTAGGCGTGTTTATTTCATATTCTGGAAATACTTCGTTCATTGCATCAACCCAGCCTTCTGGATCTTTACAACGAGGAAATAATTCCCCAAATTGATCTGCTGTGAGCATTGTCTAATTCCTTATGTTACAATTCTTTCGAGAACAAGCAACTTTTCTTCGTTCTCTAGAGTTAGCTTATTACCATATTTAGTAATGTTATAGTCGCCTATGTACTTTGAAAGAAAAATGATTTCTGAAAAATCATTTACATTGATAGTTTCTTTTATACTATCAAGAACATCATGTTTATCTCCAACATCAATGAATTTGAAATAAACAGGATCTGCATACTTCTTCTGAATTCTAAGTATTTCGTCTTCCATGACGATTGAATCCACATAACTTTTATTAAAGAAGTTTTTATAGTTTTCTAATTTAGATTCATTAGTTTTTATGCCATATTGATCAGGGTCAGCCGGAATTGAAGCTGATAGTGCATCTAAACTGCACGGCACTGATCTAAAGTTTTTATAGTAACGAAATTTAAAATCGTCTTTACCTGATAGTTTTGAAATGCCATCAATTAGTTCCATAATTTGCTCTGGCACTTCTTTGGTTCTTTCCATTTCGACAAACACTTTATATGTGCCGTCACTTTGTTCGCCTGATGTTACATCACTATCTAGTACAAATGGATAACCTTTTTCTATAAAACTAACCAAATCGTCTGCAGGATCTTTTGATCTAATGCTGAAACTTAGTGTAACAATATCTTTGTCGTCTCCCATTTTTGAAGCGAACGAATCAATTTCAAAAATGTGGTCAATCATATCTTTAAGATCTTCGTTTCTGAGTCCCATATTAAATTGTTCCTAAATCAGCTGCACCAACTTCACCACCTTCAGGTGCTGGTGCAGGTGCTGCTCCACCTGGTGGCATTGCAGCCATATCAGCTGGTTGTGCTTGCATATCTGGAGTTTGTTCTTGTGTGGCAGGCTCTTCGTATTTTATTACTTCGTTATAGCCGCCATAAATATCTGCCATTAATTTTTTAGGCATTTGAATTTCAACTACCCAAATTGCATGTCTATCAAGTTTTCCTTTTTTAGTTCCAAGACGCACGTCATCCGGCTTACGGATTTTTCTTGGTTTTGTTATGTAGTCTCTTTTATAACTAACTTTACAGTCATAATCTAATAAACGTTTGCCGCCCATTGGATCTGGCATATCAGCTCTAGGCCACATAAAAGAACAAGTAACCCAATGTCTGCTTATATCAGGTCCTGACATTAGTTCGCCATCTTCCCAATTCTTATAAACATACAAATCGAGTTCGTCGATAACACGTTCAAAATCTTTTAAAATTTCAAAACCTGTATTACTATTGTAAATGTTATCTATGTTCTTGATTACATCTTGAATATCATGCATTTTGCTGTCCTATTTCTTGCTATACTTATTTATCGTATCAAAAGGATATGTTTGTATTTTAATTTCTGACCAACTTGGTAAATACTTTGTAGGGCAAATGCTTTACAACAAAGCACACTACCCTGCATACTTCCATACATTCCATAAGGAGGACTTAATGGGTGCAAAAAGAAAAGCTGCTAGGCAGCAACAGTTTAACAACAACGTTGTTAATATAAACACATTTCAAAAACAAAAACAAGTAACTATAATTCCCCGTAACATTAATCAAGAAAACTACATATGCAAACTGTTAGACCCGTCGAAAGATATAGTCTTTGGCATCGGGCCGGCAGGAACAGGTAAAACTCTGTTGGCAGTTCAAGTAGCAGTCAAACTCTTTAAACAAGGAGAAATTGATAAAATTATTGTTACACGACCAGCAGTATCGGTTGATGAGGATCTTGGGTTCCTACCAGGCACATTAGAACAAAAAATGGCGCCTTGGACAAGACCTATTTTTGATGTGTTAAGAGAATATTTTGACGCAAGACAAATAGAAGGCATGATAGAAGAAGGTATTATTGAAATAGCACCACTTGCTTTCATGCGAGGACGCACCTTTAAAAATGCTTTTATTCTAGCAGACGAAATGCAAAATGCTACACCTAATCAAATGAAAATGCTATTAACTAGATTAGGCGAAGGCAGTCAAATGGCTGTTACTGGAGACTTAGCACAAGCAGATAGATTAAAAGACAATGGTCTAATTGACTTTGTTAAATTGCTAGAAACAGGAAGAGCATCCAGACTTGATATAGTTTATTTCGCACAAGGAGATATTGAGCGCCATGAAGCGGTAAAAGAAGTACTCCAGGTATATGGGGACGAATAATGCAAGGGGCAATTAGCCCCTTTCTACCTTATTAACAGATATACCAGATTTTTCTAAAAAATCTAACCCGTCTTTAGATCTGTATGACTGGGCATAATAAACATCTCTTATGCCACTCTGATAAATCAGTTTAGCACAGTCGATGCAAGGTGCATGGGTAATAAAAATAGTTGCACCATCGCCGCTTTCGGGCGAACGTGCTAGTTTAGCGATTGCGTTAGACTCGGCATGTAAAACTTCTGGTTTAGTTTTTCCTTCGTGTTCGCACACATTATCCCAACCACTAGGCATACCATTGTAGCCAATAGAGATAATGCGATCATCCTTTACAACAATCGCACCAACTTGTAATCGTGTAGCAGAACTAAGTTGTGCAAACCGCTCTGCTACATCCATATAAGCATCTATAAACTTAGACTTCACTAACAAGATCCTTCGCTAATGGAAAGATTTCTGCAATTACTTTGGCACAGGCATGAGCAATTTCCATATGCTCTTTTTGTGTGCCGTTAGCACCACGTAGTTCAATGTAATGCACCCATGAACGTAAAGTGCCATTCATATATAACCGAGTTTTAGTACAGCCTTCTGGTAATACTGCACGAGCTTGTTCTTTTGCTATTCCATTTTGAATTGCCCAATCGTATGCATTTTTTGCTGCTTCAATAACACCACGCTGATAGTTTTCCCAAAATGCTTGTAATCTTTCATCATCTGTTTCAATAGAATTTTGACGATTCTTTTCGTCCTGCATCCTAGCTTCACGGATGACAAATTGGTCTCCCATATCTTCTGGATTAGCATAACGCTGACTAAACTCTTGGAAACTGAAACTACGATGACGCACAATTTGATGTGCGATGTCACGAGTGGTATCGATTTCTAAACAAGCACTAACCATTTCTAATGGTGACCAGTGTGCGTGTTTGATTAGGTACTTGATTAATTTTTCACTAGTTTCTTTGTTCATTTGATTTGAAGGATTGCTTACCCTTGCACAAAATGCAATTAGTTCTTGTGCATTAGTAACACCTTCTTCCATGAATTCTTCAGAAGGTTGTGAATATGATATTAGCTTAACTTTCAATTATTTTCTCCTTCGTTGCTAAAACAAAATTTAAAATCATTCTATGTCCTTTAGATGGATTACTACTTGCATGCCATCTTGTACTGTCAAAAATAACAAAAGATCCTTTTCTAGGAGGTACTCTCTTTGCTATTCTATCAGCATCTAATGTTTCTCCTGCATATTGTTCAAAAAGAAATGTATCGCCATCTGAATCATTTATGTAATATACAAGGCTATACCAATTAAGACCTTGATGATCAACATACCTGTCTGTGTGTGGCATATTAAAACTATTTTTGTGTGCTTTAGGATGCGGAGTTAAAACATTTGCTTTCACCCTGTCTATACCTATTATGTCAATACCTACCCTGTCTTCAATAAAATAAAGTAATGATTTTATATCAGGCCAATATTCACTTTCTGCTCTGTTACCACCATACACCATATGAACAATTTGCGGAGTATCCACAATGTTTTTATGTTCAGTGATTCCTTCTACTTGATCTTGATCCACCGTTCCTGGAGCAAAAACAAATTTGACAGGTGTGTTAGAAAAAAGATGTTCTAGATCCTGTACAATTTTTTTAGGAAGAACATCGTCATAAACTTTTATCATTAATCGCCCTTTCCAGGGTTTTTGCTAAAATGTGTTTCAAACTTATCTGGCACACCATTCCATTCTTCTGCATCTGACGGCGCCTCTCTTTTAATTGTAATATTAGGCCATAAGGCACTATACTCTCTATTAATTTCTTCCCACCTTATTGCTTCGGCTTGATTAGAAAAAGATGTGTCTTGAAGTATAGCATCAGCAGGACATTCGGGCTCACATACTCCGCAATCAATACACTCGTCGGGATTGATTACTAACATGTTTTCACCTTCATAAAAACAATCTACTGGGCATACTTCAACACAATCCATGTGTTTGCATTTAATGCAATTATCTACAACTAGATATGTCACTGTAACCTCGCTAATTTGATTAATACTGCGGCTAAGTTAATCTCCGGATCTACAACTAAGGTATGATCAACTAGTCCTTGTTTAATAATTAGCACCGCTTGGTCTGGATCCGGAAACAATTCGATATTGTCATACAACCAACGATACACTTCTTCCATTTCTTCTGGACGAATAGCACCACAAAGTAATTTACGTGCTTCTTGAATCTTACCTGCTTTGAACAGTTCGACCATGTCCAGCTTCCAGTCACTCTCGCCTGTATCACCTTCGTTAGGCTTATTCAACACACCATCAACACTATTCATTTGTACGGTGTTGATACACTTACGCAAATCTGGGTAGGTAGCCTTTACGTATGTATCTAAGACATCCAAGTCTGGAGTCACTCCTTCAGTGATGAGGATTTCAGCCACACGGGCTGTAAATTCTGTTTGGTCAATTTTTGCAATATGGAACCCTTGGCACCTTGAGTGGATAGCAGGAATAATTCTGTTAGGATAGTTACAAGTAAGAATAAAACGAGCAGTAGTGTGATATTCTTCCATAACACCGCGCAAAGCCGCTTGAGCGTTTGGACTAAGATAGTCAGCTTCATCTAATAATACAACCTTAAAATCACCAAATGGAATCATTTGGACAAAATTTACAATTTTATCACGAACATCATCTACTGAGTTTGTTCGACTTGCGTTAATCTCTAGTATGTCTAAATCATTAACATCTAGTTCGTTGAACAACAGTTTTGCAAGTGTTGTTTTACCAATACCAGCATTGCCACTAAACAACAAGTGTGGAATAGTCTTGTCTTTAATCCAAGTTTTCACTTGTGCTTTTTGTGCTTCATCTCGAAACACATAACCATCTACTGTTTTAGGACGGTATTTTTCTACCCATAAGTCTTTCATTATCGTGCCTTTACTCCAAAGTGTTTATATGATTGTTGTACGCATTTTGCTTGATAATAACAATCTGCTAATGCATTATGTAGTTCTTCTTGTATTGCTTTTCGCGGATCCTGAGGCATCATAGCAAATAGTGTTCTACTATCTCGTATCTGCCAATAGTTCCACGGTACAGGTTTCTCAGCGTCCTTATATAAACTTTGTAATATTACAAAATCAAACGTAGGACCTTGGCACCAAATATAATCTAAACCTACACTCCATTTGTTTAATTGACGCAACATTTCTTGTACAGTTACACGATCGCTATGATCACCAAATGCTTCGTCCTGGATTGCTTGCGGTTGTGTCGCCCACCAAGCAAGAGTATTGTCGTCAATTGAACGCCCATACTGTTCGCTTTGTTCTTCTACATCTCCACGCAAATATAATGGCGTGTGAGGCTCTGCATCACTAAATGGATCAAACTTAATAGCACCTAGAGTCATAACAACACTGTCAGGCTCTACGCCTAGTGTCTCTAAATCAATCATGCCGTGTGTAGCCAAAGAAAAACTCCTAACAATTTATTACATATTATAACGTATAAACTGATAGGAGTCAAGTATTATTTTTGGGGAACTGTCCAAAGATTAATTGGAGGTAACCAAAACTCTGGCCAATTTATTTGATGAACTGTGCTAATTGTGGTGCCTTCCAACCTTCTGGTTTCAATACCTTGCCGTCTTCTCTCTTGCGTACTTTGCCTGTCTCTGGGTCGATCTTTGCAAAGTTCGTATCCATTACTTCTTTCCACGCACCTTCTCCATTAAAACCGCCTGCACGAATAGCACCCATAGTAACAACAAGAATGTCAATAAGTGCATCAAGTTGTTCTACAGTGTCATTTGCTTCGACTGCTTCTTGTAGTTCTTCGTATTCTTCTTTGATCAAACTAAGATACATTTTATAGTTTGCTTCACTCGGTTCTTGATCACACGCAGAACCAAACGTGTCAATGTCTTTAAATGGGTTTGTCATTCTTTCCTCTTATGCTCTTACAAAATTTTCTGGATTAATTGATTCTGAAGGACCGGCCCCTTCTTTGTCTCCCCAAAGCATATCCTGTGGTTCTTCATCAGACCACATTAAAATACTTTCGGCTTCTACCATGCGCATAGTTTTTGCTTCTTCGAATCCTTCAAGCTCAACATCAAATCCTCGTGTCCATCTACCATGCTCTACAAGTATCCAATCGCCTTCGTTGTAAGGATCATCATTTTCAGGTCCTTTCGCAAATACTTTACCCCAGCGTGGTTTAATTCCACGATCTTTGCCATCATCGCTTGTAAGTATTATTCCGCCTTGCGTGGTTTGCTCACCGAAGTGCATGTCAGTAACAATTACCCTATTATTAATAGGACGAATTGATTGTGCCTTTACTGTACTTTGGTAACCTTTTTTACCTTTTGAAAGCTCATCGTAGTTTATCATTATTCACCTTTCGCTACAAAGTTGCCGTCTGCATCCTCTACCCATTCTGGTTCTGCATTTTTATTAGATGATTTAGTTTTTACTGGCTCAACCCAATCGTCAGTTAAATCTTTTTGCTGTTGCTTTCTAACTGGTATTTCATCAGGCATTGTGCTACTGTTAGTGTAATAATCTTTTAATACTTCTTCTTTTTTACGAATAATTTTGCCGCCTGGGCCGAGTTCGTCGCCTCGTGCATTTACTTTTGCATTACCTACTGCCGGTGTTAGCTCGTTACGCTGACGGAGTAGATCCATATCAAGGGTTTTACCTTGCATACTTTTATAGACTTTACGTCCTGTTTGTTTCATTGGCATAATTTTTCTCCTAAAATTATATTAGTACTTATCTCAAGAACTCTCGCCAATCCAGGCCATACTGGATTGAGTTAATACGATGCACACCGATCAAATACAGCACATAACTTGCTACACTTGATCCACGTCCTACACCCCATACAATGTCGTTCTCACGCATAAAATCCACAAGATAAATCATATAGCGTAACAAGTTTCCCATATCACGATTTAGAAATTCATCTAATTCTTCTTTTGCTCGTATCCATTCTTTGGATTGCAAGCAAGGTTGTGTTGTTTGTAAGTTTTCCATAACCTTAGCATACAACCATTGAGCGATATCTAAATTCTTATATTCATCAGGCATAAACCATTCACTTTGACATACGCCGTCAAAAGTCTTTTGATCTACATCTAGTGGGATATATTTCTGTAGTTTGTCAAAGCCTTGTTCTTCCATCGCGGCATTGAATTTATCTATATCATCGTTTGCATCGCACAACACCACATGAACTTTATCCGCATAACCTGAATAGATCATATCGATTAAATCGCGGTTAGAGAATCGTGGTATTCCTAAAGAATCTGTTTTCATTAGCATCTACGTATATTAACTGATCTTGATTAAATTGTCAAGATCATTTTCGCCATTTTCGAGCTGTTCGAGTTGTTTTTGTTTTTGCAATGCACGGCGAAGGTGCATTTCTTCCTTGAACATGTCTAGCATGACAGAAATTTGTTGTTGTACCTGAGGATTTTTACTAATAAAATATTTACGAGAAAGCTCGCTTATTTTAAGTTCAATTTCGTTATCTGAAAGTTCGTTAAAATTATCAACTAAAGGATTAAACATTATTAACTTGGTTCATTAAATAGATCAAAGAATTGTCCATAAACAGTTAATCCGCCATCGCTAGTCCAAAAATCAATTATTGTAGGATCTTGTTGTCCTGATATTGAAACAGTTGCGTTACTAGACGGCCAAGCTGTATTAACTTTTAATGTACCTGCTCCTACACCAAATGTAACTGATCTAACAGAAGTATCACGCTTTAGTAACAAACGCATTTTACCTAAAACACCACTTGTTGGCCAGCCTGTTAAGGTTAGTGTAACATCTGCTCCAACTGTGATAATTTGATAGTGACCGTTTTCCCAGCTAATATCTTGAGAGCTACCAATTTCATCCGACACATAAACTTCTTCTGTATTTTTAATGAAGTTTGCTTCACTGATAATATTGCCATTAAAATCATTTGTAGCATTTAATTTTACAGTGTTAGTTTGAAGATCAGTAATTTCGCTTGAGGCTGTTGCCAATCCATTTTTGATTAACTTAAAATTATCTCTAAACCCTTGCGAGTCATTGTCTTGCCCTGCTACAGGGTATGCTTCATTAATATCAGCTGAGTTTATTTCACTTGCCATTTTTTATACTCTCCTAAAAGTATTTATCTGTGTTAAACATTGAATTGATAATTAGCGAACAAAATATATTGTTCGTCACTGTTACCAAGTGTGTTATCTATTATATATCTATCTATATCAAAATTAAACTGTGTAAAATCAAATTCTGTAAATTTTATTGCATTTTGTATGATTTTAGATGTGCCAGGCTTGCAATAACATAGCGGTATTGCTGTAACATATCCCAGTTCTTGCAATGTTTCTTCTTGATTTGATCTCATCCACAGTGGTAAAAATTCGTACTCTGTGATACCTACATCAAAAAGACTGTCTCTCATATTGTCTATGTTTGCAATATAGCGTTTGTCATCTTTTGAAAAACTTGTGTCTATAGCATCAGTGTCTGCTTTGATAGTATTGGTAACATCTGGTTTAAATGACCATGGTGCTGTTAAATCAGGAGATGTTATAGATATAATTGAATTGACTACAACTTGTGTTAAATCTCTAAGTGTAATTGTAACAGTATTATTTTCCCCTGTTTGCACTAGGCCAGAACGTAATTGTACTTGTATTCTACCTTGTGATACCGGAGTTCCTATATCTCCGTTCCTACCAGGAATTGAAATAACAACTGTTTCTACCGCCTCTACACCAGACTGCGAGTTGTCTGCTTTGATTTTATTGTTAGTTTTAATTCTATAGCTTTTCCTAGTTTCTCCTTTAACAGGATCATACGGGTCTTTAACTTCTATATAAACCACTTCATAAACAACATCATTAGTTCCTGGAGTTTTTGCCACTGCTGTTTTTATTTGACCTAGTTTAAATTTTTTCCTTTTATGATACTTTGCTGCGGCTGCAACATATTCATTTACTTCTTTAGTTTCTAATCCTGCATACACTAGCATCTTTAATTCTTTTTGCAAACCAAAATTTCTGTCGTAAGGTCTATAAATATAATCCGGGTCAAATATATCAGGGTCACTAATGAATGTGTTGAATACACTGCGTAACTCTCTTTTCATAAATGGTTTTACAAATAGATTACTGTACAACTTATTATCAGGATCACTTACAGTAATTGAAAATTCTTTTTCTTGCGCACTGTACCCAAATTGGTCTTGAGCCCGAACTGTAAAGATAAACTTTCGATCTATGCTAGTTGAATTTCCATCCAGTGTGAATCCTGTTGTATCGAAAGTCGTCATACCTATTGTTGTTGCACTACCAAATTGATTAACCTGTCCAGATATAGAACCATCAAATGCTAGACTCAAACCAGGAGGAAGACGTCCATCTGTTAAACTGTATAACATACGGGTGTTAGGCACCGTAGATGTTGCTTCAACTATTAGTGTTGAAATATAATTTGCACTAATGTTACCTAAATCACTTGGTGTTGTAAATGTAATTTTACTATCTACATCACCCAACAATGTAACGGTAAAAGTTTTTGTGCTTGCTGCTGTTTCATTTTGTAATCCATCAACAACTTGTATAGTGTAAGTTTCATCTTTCTTAGCTATTGCAACAAGCCCTCCAGGAAGTCCTACCTCTGCACTAGTGCCTGCATATAGATTAACACTAGTAGGAGTTTCAATTCCTATTGTTTCATATCTATCAGGATTATGTTTTACAACAGTATCTACATTATAACTTACATCCGAACTCCAAACATTAATACCTGTTGTGTCTGAAGGTGCAGGTATTTCGTCCCATAAATTTCTTCCTATATCACCAGTAAATGTTTTTGATGTATGCGGTGTTCTTGCTCTATAATATTTGTATCTGTAATCAGCAGATGTAATAGTTATATTTTGAGCGCCTACTTGAAAACTTTGTCCAATTAAATTTTCAAGGAAAGGTTCTCCTATCTTGAAAATATTTAATGAACTAGATGGTGCAATAGCACTATCATATATCACTATGTCTAAAGGCTCACCTACCGTAATTACATCAAAAGCAAAATCTCTGCTATCAACATCTATTATAGTATAAGACTTATTACCAAGATTTACATTTTTCCCTACAAGTAAATCTAAATCAGGGTTTTTAACAATTTTTATTCTAGAAGATCCTACCTGTGCATCTTCTAACAATCTAATGGTAACAAACTCAGAAGTACTTGTTGGACCGTATCTTGTTGCTGTAACTGTAAATTTGTACTCTCTATTGATACTAGGTTGATATGGAACTCTACCTGCTATTTCTCCTGTAGTAGCATCTAGTACCATACCCTCAGGAAGAACACTAGGAGTACCGTCATCATTAACTGTTTTAAGTGTATAGGAAACAACACCTGACAAAGTATTTGGATCTATAATATCGAGATAAAGAGTAACATAATTGTTAGCTCTTCTGTAACCAAAGTTTCTAGGTGTCAGCCAAATTGGTGTTCTGATGTGAGTGTTGTCTGCTGTAAATACACCAGTTCCAACTTGCATGATGGTGTTATCTACACGTAGGAAATCATCTCCTACGACAAAAATTCTAAATGTTCGTCTAGCAATAGTATCACCGTCACTAACACTTACTGTAAATTCGTAGTATCTATTTAATTTTTTTGGACTACGTGAAGGTATGCTAAGATCATAAATGGTAGCGTCATAAAAGAAACTGTCAAAACCATTAGACGGTTTAATACCAAAATCGTAAGGGTTATTGTCTGAATCAAAAGCTGCTGTGTCATAAGCGCCTTGGCCAGTACGTTTATCAAGAGCAAGAATAGGATCTACAATGCCTACTAATCTTCCATCTGAGGTAAGTGATATACCTGGAGGCAGTGTTCCGTCTTTACTTCCTATATAATATTCTAGTTCTTGTCCTGCTGCTGTATCTGTGTCAATTGCAACTAACTGAAAATCTACTGGTGCGCTATCTAAAATATAATAAGTGTTATTACTACCTATAGGTAATAGACCCTCATCAGTTTCCCATACAGGTTCATCTGCACCCTGTACTTCTATTATGTAAGTTCTGTCGCTTATTTGGTTGTTGTAAGTAGCTCGTACTACAAAAGTATAATCAGTATTCCTTGCAACTTCATAAGGAGTGCCTTCTATGATATTATTTCTTAGACGCATGCCTGCTGGCAAATTGCCACTTATAACTTGTGTTGTTGCAGTAGGTTCTGACAACGGCAAATTAACCGTAGTTGTGACAGTTTCTTGCAGTATTGCTAATTTTGTTCTAGAAGGTTGTGTCCAAAAGTTTGCCATTAAGTAAATCCTGTTTAATATATTTATCGGAAAAACTTATACAAACGTTCCTCCATCCACAGTTCCAAACACTAATCCTGGCGCAATAAATGTACCAAAATCAACATCTACTTCACGTTGAAGCCATTCAATAATTGATGTGTAATTAGGAACGATAATTTCTCCAAAGTCGAAATCTTCGTAAAATCCTGAAATAGTTCGTATGTCTATGCCATACACTAATCCTTCTAAAGGACCATTAAATTGTGTTGCTGTAATCTGTCCAGCATTTACAATATTATTGTTATCAGCATCAAGGGTAGCACTTAAAGTAGGATTTCCGTCTGCGGCAAGCACACCGTCAGATGCATCAACAATTATGTTTTGACCTGAAGCAGAAGTTACTATTCCTAAGCCGCCATTAATAGCCATTGATTGACCACGTTCAACTGTTACACTTCCACCATCACTTACAACTAAGAGTGTATCTAATCCTCCAGTTGCACTGATAGTAACGTTTTCAGCAGCACTGGCAAGCGATACATTATTTCCTGCTACAATTTTTTTAAAACTTAAAACACTGTTTTCTGCACTTACAAACAAACCTTCGCCTATGGCACCTAAATTTACTCCGGTTGTTGCAGCAGGAAATCTTGTATCTAATTCTTCAAAGTTGTCATTTATTTTATCAAACGCTGTGCGAAGATCATCACCTGTACCGTCGTTTGCAATTGATCCTATGTTTATTACTCGTATTGCCATGTTATCCTAGTCCTATTACTGTTACTGCAAATGACACATTGTTGTTTAAGGCACCGCCAGCATTGAAAGTTTTAACAACAAAACTACTCAACGAAGTTGTAAATGCTAATGCTGAAAGCGCATTACCTGCTGTTGTTGTTCTAGCAGTTACCTGTACCAAATAGGTTCCACCTACGTCTGTATCAAAACTTATTGTATAAACTCCTGTGCTATCACGAACCACACTTGCAAGATTGTATTCACCATCTAGTGTCGGTGTTCCGCCAGAGTTGGCTTGAATGATGCCAAATGCTTTTATAGGAGACGTTTTTTGCAAAATATCCCATGGCACAGAATTTGTATTACCATCAACTAGAATTGTTGTTCCGTCTGTGCCATACACATAACCTTCTACGTTTCCATCCAATCTGCCTGTAAATAAATCAGCTGTAATAGAACTTGCACTTATAGTTCTACTGGTAGAATCGACAATAATTGTACTGTCTTCTCCTATTATACTTCCTCGCATATCTCCAATAAACGTACTGTTTTTATCAACTTTATTATCTAGTAAAGTATCAGTTTCTGTTTGAGTGTATGCGTCTGTAATTCCAAATCCGGATATTGTAGTAGGTTTGCTAGTTATATCGGGCCAGTCAATAATAGTAACTGTGTTTAACAAATTATCAACATCACCTAGTTGATTAACATCTGTTGGCACAACAGGCTTGTTTGTTAAATCGTTATAATCACCACTAAAGATAACAGGCTTATCTGATAAGTCATTCCAGCTTCCGCTAAAATGATCTAACAAGTTAGTTGAATCTGCAAGTTGTACAACATCTGCAGGGATAACAGGCTTATCTGTTAAATCGTTCCAGCTACCTGTAAATGGTGTTATAGTTTGTCCATCTACTACTAGTTGATCTGTAGATATAAAACTTGCGCCAGTAATCCCTCCGCCAGTAATATCTAAGTTGTCTCCGGTTGGAAGTTCTTTAATTTTATTACTGTCGTCTGTATCAACTATTAGTGGAAATCTATTTGCCATTCTCTAAATCCTATTATACTATATTTATCTGTCGCTTTATAATGCTGCAATTCTTGCTTGGAAGTCTGTAAAGTCTGCACTTGCCGCAGCTACTGATTTTAAAGTTGCCACACTTACATACCCTGGAATAGTTCCATTTACACCGTCAATAAGTATAGTCGAATCATCGGCAGCAAATGTACCATTAAACTGTCCTTCAAATTTAGCAGTAAATGTTCCAGTTGCACTGTCAAATACTTTGGTACTATCGTCTGCAAAAATGTCACCTTGTACGTCTTGTATAGCAAGGACGCCTCCGCCAATAACTAAATTGCCTGCTGCATCAACACTTAGTCTAACTCCGCCAATATAGACAAAGTCTTTGACATGTAGTTCGCCCCATTGTCTATCGGCACTGCCTAAATCTTGACTTCCATCCGCATCTGGTTTAAAAGTAACTCCGATGTTTTCTGGATCAGCAAAGTTCCCTGCATACAGTTCGCTAAAGTTTTTGTTAATCTTATCAAAGGCTGTACGTATTGGATCGCCATCGCCCTTGTTTTCTGAACTACCAATATTAACTGTTAATTTTGCCATTATGCTCTTCCTACTACGATTTCAATGACGCCTTTGCCACTGTCTAGTTTTTCTTCAACTGCTTTACCTAGCACTGATGCTACACCCGGATTATTATCAACCATAGCATATCCTGGAACTGCACTTGCTACTAGGATATCTCCCTTAGCAACTGTGCCAAAGACCTTACATGGAACCCTACCAGCAAGTGCAACTTCAACTACATTGTCGCCTTCTAGTTCTGAATTCATTAGGTATGCTGGATTTGTTGAAACAACACCTGCTACACGTTTGTCGCCTTTAGTTTTTGTTGTTGTGACTTCTGCATCACCGCCTAATACAAGAACTGTTCCTGGCTCATATGCTGCATCTGCTAGATATTTTTCTGCTAAGTCAGCATAACGAGCTGTTGTTGCTGTACCACTAAACGTTACAGCATGGACAGTGTTGATACGTAATGGTGTTCCACCACCTTGTCCGATATTGATTGCATTGTCTGTGCTTGGCAGTAAGTTGGTATTAAATCTTCCATTTACACTTATCAAGTCAGATGATGCATCACCTATAGTAACTGTACCTTTTAAGTTAGTACTACCATCAACAACAAGTCCTTGTTTAACTGTTACTGTTGTGTCATTAACTGTTAGTCTTTCACTACCACCTGTAATCAACAAAATAGTATCTGCAGCACTATCAGTAAATCCGCCGCCATCACCTAGGGCAATACCAGTCGAACTAGCGTCTCTTTCATTGCTCGCTTCTATGAATTTTGTATAAATCCAGTCTGTAGCAACAAATGATTCCCCAGTATAACTACTACCACTTTGGAATGTACTTTCTGCTGAAATTGCAGTATTACCAACATCTACCTTGCCCGGTATTTTCACAATTGGATAAGTTACACTTGGAGTTACTCCTCCACCAACTGCACTTAAAATTGTACCTTGTGCAGGCGTTTTTAGTGTTAGCGTACCTGAACTTTCAGTTAGTATTTCATAAGTAGCATCACCGCCAATAATATAACTGTTTGCTTGGATTGCACCTGTTGATTTACGCTTTGCTATAGTACTGCCGCCAGCTCCGTCTGATATGTTTGTTACTGAATAGGTATCTTGTGCAGTTCTAATAAGTGCTTGATTAGAGCTACCTGTGTAAGCAGGGAAGTCGCCGTCAGTTACAGCACCACCTTCGTCTAGCACTGTGCTAAATGAAATAGCACTAACTGCGCCATCGCCTGCTGCGCTTCTACCTAATACAGTGTCAGTTGCTTGATGTTGTAACTTACCAGGAGCAATACCAGTTGAAGTGCTTGAGCTTGTTTGAAGTTCAACAAATCCACTAGTATGTGTAAATTCTGTATTCTTGAAGGTTGCAAGTCCTAGATCACTTTGTGCTATTCCTGTAGCGTTTGCTCTAGTACCAGCAGTGTTCATTGCCAACTTACTTTGTGCAATAGCTGCTGATTCGCTTACGTCTGCATTTTCTAATGAAAGTGCTTCATATTGGAAATTAAATTCTGCGCCGCTTGCTGTTCTAGATACTGTGACATTAATATCACTTGCAGTTGCTTCGCTTGCGTTTGCAAATTCATCTACAGGATCTTCTAGCACACTTGCAGTTGCAGTACCATTAGTTAATGTTTCGCCTTCAGCAAAGTCTCCTGTTCCTGTAACATTATATGTAACTACAGTAACAGCATAAGCATCGCTGGCACTGCCTAAAATATTATCAGTTACAGATTCAATGTCAATAATCAATCCTGATTTAGAACCTACTGTGATAGTATCTGCTGCTGCCCAAACGCCTCCACTTGGTGGAGAAACTATTACTCTACGCTTACCTGTTGCAAGTATTAAGTCAGCTTCTGCTACATTATTAAATTCTATATTTCTCAGCTTGTCAATTGAATCATATTCTCTAACTCTAGCATCAACATAGTTTTTATTAGTTGCTGCTGTGCCGTCAGTTAATGGTAAGCCTAGGTTTGTGATTTGGTTAGCACCCATGTCCATAGTGCCTTCCATAGCACTATCACCATTGAGCATCATCGCACCTGGGCCAATTCTGTTTCCTAACGGAGCAGGATTAACCTGGCCACCACTGTTATAACCTAATCTTCTGTTAATGTAATTAACAACAGCCTTTTCTGTTGGTACTGCTTCACCTGATTCATCAGCCATTGAGTCATCTGCTGAGAACTCACTAATTGTAACACCTTTCTTAAAGCCCAGTGAGTTAGCGTTTGAAAGTCCAATCTCACCAGCAAATGTAATATCACCTGTTGCTTGATCAACACTGAAGAACTTACCAACACGGAAGAAACCATATTGGTCTGTACTCATCCAGAACACACGCCCTTTACGTCTTTCCCAAACTTGTCCGGTTGTTGCTTCTGGTGAGTCTGTGTAAAACTCAGCAAGTGAATTTTCTGGATCACCTAAGATAACGTTTGGATAGTTAGAATCGTTAAATCCGCCCGTACCAATTTGTGTAAAGTCATGTCCGGTTGCTCTACACAATGAAATAGCAATAGTGATTTCTGCTGTAGCATCAGATGGAAGACCTGCATAAAGGTCTCTTACACTAGCAGGAATACCTGCGTTTAGTCCTGAGCCACTGTAACTGCTATTAATATTTGTACTTGCTACATCTGATATATCAATAAGGGCATAACCTACTTGTGCAGTGTAATCTGTAACTTGGTGAGTTTTACCTTCCCAAACAAATATCATACCACCAGAGTATCCAGCATCTCCAGGTTCTCTGCCGGCTATATCTCTAACTAGCCTTGTTTGATCAGTCGCTTCTAATTCTGCAATAGCAATTTGTGTGTCGCCTTGCGCACTACCTTGACCACCGCCGAGATTAGCAGTGGAAATCTCCATATTAACAAAATCAAATCCTATTTCAAAGGTTGTTTGTATTTCATCTGCACCGATAGGCTGTGACAATCCATCTGCTGCCACAAAGGCTACTGAACGGTAAGTTACATTGTCACTTTCGTCAAAGTTGATAGCAGTTGATGGCCTAGTAACAAGTCTTGCAGGATCTACTGTACCTGCAAAAATATGATTGTAATTGTTTCTATATTCAATTAATGTTCCGTTAGTTACAGTTTCTTGCAATGTACCAAAGAAGTCATCTGCTTGTACATCGTCTGCTCTTAAGTCTAACTTATAAACAGCATTACTAAATGTTCCTGCACCTAGTGTTCCGCCATATATTGAGTCAGTATCAAATGTCAGAGCAGCGCCACCGCCAGCACCTAAGTCTGCGTCAGCAATAGTTAATGTTTCTCCGGTAAGATAACCCGAACCTGGTTGATTTACTGTTACTATTGCAGCGCCACCGCCGGACACTGTAACGTTAAATGTTGCACCCGATCCGGATCCACCTGTTGCCGACACACCTTCGTAGGTACCAGCAGCCCTAGATGGATCAGCTGCTCCTACGTTAGTAACAGTTTCAACACCCGAATTTACAACATCTCCGCTCTCTCCTAAAACACCATCATTGTCTAAGTCAGAAATATTAGAAACAGTTTGGATAACATAGTTTAATGTTTGTCCTAGTACAGGATGATAAATTGTAATCAATGATTGAGCAGAAGGTGTAAATTGTAGATCTGTTACATAGATACTTGGTTCGTCAAATGCGTTAGTGTAAGTTGTTGTAGTAAATGCTTTACAAGGCTGTACCATTGGATCACGGAGTGTAACCTGGTCTGGAATTTCGTTAGGATCAGCACCTTCAGCAACTAAACCAAAGTTACCATAACCGTTAGATCCGTTAGTCGAACGTATCTCTGAACCGTTATTAGCATAGTATGCAACCTGACAGTAATAAGTGAACATCGACACCATTTCTGACAAAGCACCATTGTTTGTAACAAGTCCATAACCTAGGTCGTTAATTTGTGTAAAGTCGTTACCTAGAATAGATCTGTTACCTGCTGTTTGCAGGAATAAATCTCTGTAGTATAATCCGTCTGCAAACTGTGTTTCGTCATATCCGTCGCCGTCGTTTGAACCTCTATCAAGGTATAGTTTTACCCATCCGTTTCCACTGTCATAGTCTGAAATAGCATTAACTTGATAACGTCTGCCTTCTACATAAAACGGACATGGTAGCTCTGGCGGACGTATAAACAAGCCTTGACCTGGCTTACTTCTTATCCATAATGTAAAGTTATCAACCTTACCATTAATATCGCCTCCACCGTCTGGATCAATAAATTGTGGAATGTATGCTGGAATATTTCCTACGAAAGCATCAACATACATACCACCTCTAAAACGCTTTTGATTCTCACTCTTAGAGAAACTTGAAGCGGTCTGAATGTATGGAGATTTAGTTAAGATTTGTCCTTCAGGATCAAGCACACACATAAATCCACCGTGTCCTTGTACAGTAACATTACGAACAATAGTTGCATCGCTCATTAAGAACACATCCATTTCGTCATTGCGTTTTGGTGGATTATATTCAGGTTGGAATGCAAATATCAGTTTTGTAACAAGGTTACCAGTTACTGAAACAGGACTACTTACTTGTACCCATAATTGAGTATTATTAAAATCAGCTGTACTTACCGAAGTGTGATCAAATTTACAACGATAAAAATTTGCACCATTTTGCACAACATCATTTGTTACATAGAATGTGTCTGCTGCCCAGGTACTGTAAGAAGAGCCGTTTCGTAAATCTGGTGCTTCATAATCTGCTGCACCTGTGTCCTGTAATATCTCTCCACTAGTATAACTTCCTATTAATAGCCTACCGGCAATAGTTGAAATATATCCTAAAGAATCTCTTGTAATTGCTTCTTGGCCAAAGAAGCCTCCACTTGTGTCAAATTTTGAAATATAGTTATAGTAGTACTCACCTTGTGCTTCTAGTATTCCTTCTTCACCGCCTCTGGTTAAATCATTTACTAGTGCATCAACTATCAATCCTGTGTCTCTTTCACACTTGGCAACATTGTATGTAAAATTAACAAAATTATCATCAATAAAATCAACTACACTATCTTGCACAGTTGAAGTTTCTGCAATAATTGCAGTGTAAGCATCTTGATAAATGTCGTCGGCCCAAGTAATACTAGGAAGAGTTTCTGCAGCTAATCCACTTAAATTGCCTGCGGTAATAACACCAATGATATGTGCTATGTTTGTAGATACTGCTGTTGCTTCTGTTGCACCTGCTGCATCATAAGTTGTAGTGTCTTGTGCAACATCAACCTGTAAAGGTGCTATTGCGTTACCTTGCACTATGTCTTGTAGTATAGTATCTAAATAATTGTAAGCATCAATAGTTGCGGGTCCTTCTCCTGCACCTAATTGGCTTACTCCATCAACAAAGTAACTACGTGCTGCTACAATAGAAGCAAAATCACCACCATAAAGAACATCATGACTAAGTGCATCAACAATATAACCTACGTCTCTTTCACATTTTGCTACATCATATGTTAATGCTGGATAGTTATCGTCAATATATTGAGTAACTTCAGCTATAGCAAAATCTCTGTTGGCTTGAAGTTGGTCTTTTGCTTCTTCAGCAAGAGTGCTAGGTAGTGTAGTAGGTGTATCAAATTTTAGTGTGTCAGCTGCATCGTCGGTGCTCACTTCACCGTTGTCTAAAATATCTACAACTTCTCTGAATGCATTTCTAACTCGAGTTTTTACAAAGTCGTTTGATTCAACTTCAAAAATGTTTTCGGCCAAATACCCTGCATACCTAATAGAAGCAATGGTTGCATCTTTCTGATCACCTTGAACATCGGCAGCATTTGCTCTTTGATATGCAAGTCCTGCTGTTACTGCGTTGTAGTTTGTGCCTAATGCAATATCAAGTGCTACAGCTTGATAAATGTATTCTATATCCCTACGACATTTTGTTTCATCGTAAGTTAAACTGGGCTGATTGTCATCAATCCAAGCAGTAACTTCTTTAATTATAAAGTCTTTGTTGTCTTCAAGGATTTGAGCAGCATCTCTATAACCTCCTAGATTTGTTATTGGACTACCAATATTAATAGGTAGGCTAGGAGTAGAAAGATAATGATATCCAAAGTAACCTTGCAGTTCATTGTTCTGGTTGAAGAAAGGTTCGCCTTCAGTTGCTACTGGAATATCATCAAATTCTTTGTCTCGGAAGAAATAAACACCAGTAGTAGGTGATTGTGATACACGATCTTTTGGACGAATAATTACACGTCTAAATTCATCACCCTTAATAGAAACGTTGTTTGCTAAACGTATTGGATAATCTTCTTCGTAAATACCAGACTCGATAAAGATTGTAATTTGTTTCTGCTTAACAAAATTACCATATTTAACCGGCTCGCCTACTTCAAAATCTTTTGCCTCTAACAGATGCATTTGTACAGTGTCATTGTTTGATTCAGTACCGTCGTTTGTTGTAAGGCTAACTACTCTACCTACAGCTCCTGAATTAACACCTACAATAACTTTACCTGGCAATACATCTGTGTTGTCTGGATTGCCTTGGTCAATATAAGTTCCAGCACCGTTGTCTAGCACCAATTTGTAAGTGCTTCCATAAACAGTATCTGCACCAGCATCTATGCCATTTTGAATAATATTATTTAACAAGTTAAACTTAGCAACAACAGCTGATGTTGCGATTGCATCACTGTCGGCTGCATCAAAGTATTGATCCTCATCTATTTGATAAACTACACCTAATCTACCTCCAGTAGTATATCCATTGTATGTGCTTGTATCATAAGGAGATATTAAATCTACATCTGTAAATAATTCAAATGTTTGATCAGTTAAAACTTTTGCATAAAGTTTTTCACCTTCTATTTGGGTCATGCCGCCTATATCTTTGAAATAAACTATATTACCGTCTTCAAGGTCGTGATTTGTACTAGTAGTTACAACACCTTTGTCTGCTCTGCTTATATCTGTAATAGACTTTTCTCTATACAGGTCGTTACTTAATATTACTTCAACTAAGTCTCTAACAAACTCAAATCCTGCTACAGTTTCAGTAAGCTGAGAAGTAATTGCTTTCCTAGCACTTGAGTTACTGTAGTATCTTTCTGCTGCTTGACGTGTTAAAAAGTTAGCGTTAGTTCCTCTGTTAATATCTAGTGCAACAGCATCAAGAATGAGTCCTGTATCTCTTTGACAAGTTTCTGTGTTGTATGTAAATGTTGGGTATGTAAATGATAAGAAACCTGTTAGTTCTTGGATTACATATTCTCTGTTTTGTTCAATCAAAAATCTTGTTTGTTCCCAAACTGGACTATCAACATCTGCTGTAATAACAGGAGCAAAAGCATCACCGTTATCTTTTGTAACAGTTTGGAAATATGGACCAGGTTCTGCTTTTGCAGTTTTGACCATTTCATATGCTCTTTGAGCCGCAGCATTAATTGTTCTGTATGCGTAAGTAAAAGATGTACCTTCTTTACCACTTGGCACACCTGCCATTAGATCGTCACCTTCTGTACTAACAAATAAGTTTGTAGGTGATGAATAAGAAGTGTTATCTACATAATATTTTGTGGCTGCTTGTAAATCTTCTTTACCATTAGGAGCACCTTCTCCTGCTAGTTCGCCTGGATGGTCGTGCAAATACAATGCACCAGTCATATCATCGCCTTGGCGTCTTACAATACTTTTTCTAGGTAATGCAACATCATCTAAGAAGTTACCTTGCAGTTGTGTGTCATATGCAGCGTCTGTTAATGTATGAATATCATTTTCTTCAATAGTTCCACTAACTAGAATCTGTGTTGCTAGTGCTTCTGAACTTGACTCAGAAGCAGCACCTTCCTGAGTGCTGTGTAATGTAAAGTTATCTTCATCAACGAATCTTATATAATATGTTGTGCCACTGGTTAAGTTAGTTGGATCTGTATCTTCTGCTTGGAATACATATGGCGTTCCGTTTAAACCACTATCATATCCATGACTTGGTACCTCTACTTGGTTATTGATATACCTACTAACAGTCAATGTATATTGTGTTACAGTACTTGGCTCTTCAGCAATACGAATTGGTAGTCCCGAAGTAATGTAGCGTCTATCAGCATAACCTTTACTAATTACAAGATCATCAATGGATACTTCTACACCATGTTCTGCTAAAAAGTCTTCTGCTGCCTGTGTTGTAATTGCAACACCAGCAATGCCTTTGTTGTTAGCATATAAACTTGCATTTAAACTTGGACTTTGGTCGTCTGCTAATTCTGTAAATGCTGTTGAAATAATTAGTTTGCCAGCAACATCGTAACTAAAAGTAATAGTATCAGTTTTTGTTTCATCAAGTGCAGAGTTCGAAGCAAGTTGTGCAAGTTGTACTTGTGTGCCTGCATCATTTACTAATGCTATTGTGTTTGGCGTTAGTTCATTAGGTGTATCACTAAGTGAGGTAAATCTAATTGTACCTCCTTGGCCGAACACTGCATATAGTTCTGAGAAGTTTTCGTTGGTTTTACGAAACGACTCTCTAATACTATCGCCGGTGCCGTCATTACCCTCTACACCAATATTAACTTCTTGTCTTGCCATTATTATGCTCCGATTTTATCCATATCAAAATTTACACTAACGCCGCATCCGCAACTAGATTGTGCGTTAGGATTTTGTATATCAAACATAGCACCTATTATATCTTTTTTATAATCTATAGTAGATCCTATCATATACATGATGCTTTCGTTTCCTATTACTAGTTTTCCTTTACCAGTATCAATTGTTTCGTCCATATCGCCTATTTCATCTTCGGATATAAACTGCCATTCGTATTCAAAACCTGCACAACCACCGCCTTTTAAATTTAAACTAACTGCAAATTGCTTATTTTCTATACATAAATCGTTAATTCTATCCTGTGCTGCTTCGGTTAAGTTACAAATTTCCATATATTGCTCCTAGCTAAAAGTATTTATCGTATCGTTTTATAATCTTAATGTAAATATAGTTATGTTTTTAAAGGAATACAAAAAACAAACACGGCATACTAGACTAAGCAAAACCGGTAAGGAACATGCCTATAAGCGTGATTTAACTGTTTGTGTGTTTAGATGTGACAGCTGTGATAAAGAGTTTGAACGGCTTAGAGGAAGCATGGATCCTAAGCGTATTTCAAACAATTATTTTCATGTATGTGACGAGTGTGATAGTAAAAGATTTGCTCAAAAAGTTGGAGTCACAAAAAAGCAGGTATGGGATTTACCTGCTAGTTCTGATTTAGATATTTCTAAATTATAATTACTCAGACTTCCAAATAGTCCAAGCACCGTATGCGATTGCCGCATATGCCGCTAAAGCCGCAATTGGTTTGAAAATTAAGAATGAAACGCCTGCTACTACTAAAATAACACCATCTAGTGTTGTACGCTCTTTTATACGAGCATTAATCCATTTTTGT